TGCTTCGGCTTGAAACGACGCTCCGGATTCTGCACCTCCTCGTCGCTCCCCAGATGGTCATCGTATGCTACTTCTGCACCCTCTTCTGTCTGGTTCAGAATAAACTCATCACGGGCGATAAAATCCAAACATTGAAACACGATACTATTAGCTTCGTCTGTCATTGGTTTTTGTCTTCTTGTATACTTTATGTGATACAATCATGATACTCAATTTTTGCGGGATTTGGAGTGTTTCGATTTATTGCGACGTGTAGCGTTGCTTCTGCGTGTAAGGCGCAGTGTTGAGCCACGATTCTTCTTGGGAGGCAAGTACTGACTGGCGGCAAGAAGACCAACTGCAGGGCCGGCACGCAATAGACTGTGTCTTAACATGGCGTATAACGAACCACCTGTCATGGGGGGAACAGGTAGTCTAGGAGGAGGGGTTGCGCCCACTGTTATTCCATTATTACCGGCTAATACTACTTGGTCGCTGGCATGAACTTTTGCTTCATTTGCAATATTACGGCGGGCGACTAAACTAGCAGGGTGGATGTTGGCTTTTAGCGTATTACGAGTATTGACGCGGATGCCGTTGGCTTTTAAGCTATTTATGAGCTTATTTAAATTTGCTGTTCTAACGCTGTTTGCACGGCTGTTATTGGCTTTACCACTATTATTGTTGACGCGGTTACTATTATTATTCACACGGCGACTGTTATTTAGTTTTGGTTGGGGTCCTGCATTCATCATTGCTGCAGCAGCGGCACCAGGAATCATAGCAGATGAGATTTGCTTCATCATATTAACTTTGTCGCGAATGTTGGGCACAGCATTTGTCTTAGAGCCCTTTTCATCGTAATCTTCGATTCTGCCATTGGGATAGACCTTTAATACTGTGGGATATCCCGGTATCTTTGCATTTTTAAGTGTCGGAGACTTCTCAACCATATCGTGGTGAATCATAGCCATATTGGCTTGACGTCCCGGAGCCGTTTCCAGCTCCTTCCATATAGGCTTATATGTCTGGCAATGACCGCACCAGTCAGCGTGCACAAAAACAAATATTACTGGGCCCACTTTAATCGCCTTTTCTAACCCATCAATTTCGTCGGGAGTGCGCACCGAGATTTCTCCCTTATTATTTGATGGGGCGACCGAAGCTGATATAGGTTGTGCTACTGAGCTGTCTGATTTACCGAATAGACCCTGCAACGATGAAAGCATTTTTCCTCCTACTTTTATACTGGTATTTTTCAGAGAGGGATGGCTAAGCCGGCAAAAGTCGTGTCTACCAATTTCATAATTTACGCAGTATTAATCCTTCTGGCATTAATAATATGTTCTATTGGGGCTTGGTATGCTATGATGTTTCAAAAACTTATTACAAAGGAGGGCTTTGCTGTAAATGAGGGGCTGGCCTTTAACAGCAGTGATAAAGATGGTGACTGTCCGCTATCTGCAGAGAAAAAGGGCGACGGGCGCATTCATGTTCAACCGCAGAACCGAACCTTTGATAGTATGGGAGATTATGTAGCTTGGCTCAGTTCACAGTTGGCAGCAGGTTCAGCTTGTATACCCCCTTACGTCAAAGGACCACGTGAGGTGGAAGTAATACAGAACAAAGGCTCTCCCGATCCTGGTACCCGTGATGTTGGGCCATCCGCAAGCGCTGTTAAACGTCAAGACCCCATAGGAAACGTCTTCACAACACAAGTTGAGGGGGAACAAACATACGCCAAGACGCCAATAAATAAGGTTGATGACTACGAATTTACTCGTGTTTTCCAAAGCGAAAATGGACCACGTAGCGAACTATCGAAAACTACTGTTAATTCATTGACGGCAAAACATCAGTGGGATTGGGCAAAGCTGCCGTTCAATGCCGAGGCCCGTGTTGACCCTGAAACCGAATTTGTATCTGGACGCAGTGATGGCGTAAATCGTGACCCTAAAACAGGCATCTTTTTCAAAAATATGGAAGGTATGACTGTTAACCCCCCTGACTACGATGGTAATGAAATCCGCGAAAAAGCCACACTGGAGGCCTTTAAAGCGACCCCTGCAGAAAAACTAACCGAACATAATGTGGAGGATGTTGCGGAAATGGTCAAAAAGATGTACGCAAATGACCCCAACTGGGAACCTGTTGTAGAAAAAGTTGGTGAAAATGAATATCGTATTGCTGAACTTCGGCCAAAAATGCGTGTTGAAAAATACCAAGGAGATGAGGATATGACTATTGACAGAGCCAAGGAAGGAGGTAAAATTAGTGCAGGCGTGGAGGTTACAGGAGGGCGCCAAGACCCGTATTTTGATAAACAGGGTGTTTTAGACTATAGCAATGACCGCTTTTGGGAGTATAAAGATTTTAAAAAGTGGACTGGTGGCTTAGAACGCATGTTTGCGCCGACGCTTGACCAGACTAACTGGGTTTAATTTGTAATTTGATAATTAATATTATAGTGTCAGGTATAATATAAATTTTTGGAAAAATTACTCTGATTCAGGCATTAATTGTTTTTCACAAACAGCACCATGTGTATTTTTTATTTTACAAGACTGGCAGCAATAAAGGCCGCAATTATTTTTTGGGTTCCTATGCACTACATAGTTGCAATCAAATCTGTCACATTTCTGTAAGGGCTTCGGTATAACATGGTCTAGTGTATGATATTTAATAAATAATGCGTAATTATGTTCAACCCAATCTTCACGATACACAAAATCTGTTTCGGTTGACAGATAAAATTTATAGTCTAATTTTGATTCTTGGATGGTTCGCCATGCTTCTGATTTATGTGCTAATATAGGTATTGTTTTACACATTAATGCTTCAAAAAATCTCATAGACCATGGTTGGTCGCCCGCTGGGCATAAACAAAATTTACTGCTAAGCATTACAGAAAAATAATTTTCATCAAATATGTTTGCTTGCTCTTGTGATAAAAAACGTGGAAAAATACCTGTTTTTATTAGTGTGTTGTCAAAAGAACCCATCGGCGTATAATTCTTTTTTGTTATATCATCTGTAAATTGTAAATAAGAATCCTCATTAAAATATCTATTAATAAATGAAATAATCCACTTTCGATTTGTAACTTCAAGACTATTTACTTTAAAACAACCTATAAAACAAAAATTACGATATTTTTGTCCAGGCATAGTAGCTACCCGTTTGTAAAATGATTGTGGAAATATAGTATATTCACCTTTTATTGGTTCATGCCATAAATTTTTCTCTTTATATGCATCAATATACCACCATAATATTTTCCTTACTAACATACTAAACTCTATTTTATGACGATTTTATAAATTATCATAAAACGCTATTCTCGGGAAATCTATACGTAATATTTGATTAGTTCTTCTTGCAGAAGTTGAACAATTATTATCGGTCTAAATAGAAGATAAGAGTCTAAACTAATATGTCTATTTTGCCTGAAACCATTGTTGTTATTACAGGGCTGCTTAATTACATCTTTGTCGATAATCTTATTGAATCCTATAAACATGTGAGCCATAAATTGGTGTCTACATGGCATGACCAGGATAAGGACTTGGTTGAAATATTGCGCCATAACAATTTTAAAATTGTATTAAGCAATTATCCCCCATATAAAAATTCAACAAATGTTCAAATCTACGCTACGCGGCAGGGTGCCTTAGAGGCGCAGAAATTAGGCTATAAATATGTATGTCATACGCGCACCGATGTGTTTCCATTGGACTATATTCAGTTCTTGGAGCGGTGTGCGCATCTGTATAGTGAAAAACTTATGGTTATTTGTGGAATTCCATTGGAGCAATATTTTCTTCAGATACTGACTGCAGGACCAGTAGACGATATATTGAAGTTTTATAATAAACTCCAAGAACCCACTGATAATCGATGCCCTGAAGCATACTTAATGGAGACTTATATTGGAGGAAGGGGATTGAGTAAAGAAACCATAAAATCTCATTTTAATATGTGCCTAAAAGTCTGCCGGCAGTATGGTTTGGAGTTTATATGGGTTCGGCCACCATGGTGGGGTATTGGATGCAGAACTATTCCCATGATGAAAGTTATTGCGGAATATTGTGGCGAATCGGCAGTGTATGAATAATACGGGTTTGGGCTTATTCTATATCTGGTTTTAATAAAATCAGATATACTTATTTAGGAGTATTACAAGGCGTTTAGGCGATGCAACTCACGAGTGTTGTGTGGAAATATGTTTAGCAAAACAACTTTTTGTGTTGCGATATGCCCATATATCCTTAATAGCTGTAAATCCCCCCAGAGAATATAAATTACTCTACAGTTTAAGTCGATTAAATATGAATCGCGGAAGCAAACCCTTCTGCGCGTTCTTCAATATATAAAGAACGCACTGGGCCCATCATACCGTTATCCGCACATATACGATAATGGACATGAGGCTCTAATTTTCTGCCAGGTGGTACCCAGTATGCCTGTGGTCTGCGCACATGAAGAAGGGCTGAACCCTCGTCATCCGCAACGGAGACACCTGCATTTTCAAATTTTCCGTAAGCCTCCTTCCAATTATTCAATGTGTGTAACTTCTCAGATGCTTCCGATGAGTCGGAAGCCCAATATAATACTTTGCGCCCTGCTTGGGCTGTAATACGGACTTTCAAGTCTGCTTTATCGGGAACCTTTTCCTGTAAAACAGAGCATGGTAAAACAGTTTCGCCTAAAAATGGCAAATATGAATCACGACTGATTCCTACATAAATGGCGCAAATGGCCACAAAACCAAAAATTATACGCGTTGGTATAGTATTTTTTCCTAATAACGATGACACTGCATCTATGTTAAATACCGCAACGGTTCCCCAATTAATACCTGATAATACTAAAACTAGCAGACATAACGCATATGACTTTTTCTTGATAAAGTTCAATATTGGTGAGGCCATCTACTATAAGCATTTTTTTATACCGGAACGTTCCAAATCTTAGTTCCGTCTGGAATGGAGGCCTTGTCTATTTTATACAGGTCCTCGAAGTATTTATGCTTCGCCTCAAGTGCAGGAATACAGTTCTTAGCATGCCGTGCAATATATTTATACAAATCAAAATCGGGGAAACGCTCTGTGTCGTCGGGATTGCGTAATATATTTTTGCCACTGTCATCCGTTAACCACATCCATAATAAATTATACAATTCCGACTCTGTTTCATACATAATTCTATCCTCTTCTTGGGTTAGCATTTTAGCGGGGTGTCGCAATGGTGGAGATTCGGGATATATAGCATCAAACATTGATACTGCCAAACGACACAAATCGAATGACGGGTTTGGGTCTACTCTTGGCTCCCGCTTATCATAATAAGGGGGGCAATTGTATTGACCTGCCGCGTCATTTCCATCGGCGTATGAGTCGGTAATCAATAGTTCATCGCGATCCTTCAACCAGAACGACGCGCGTCCAAAATCAATAATCTTCATTAAACGTCCGAATGTAGGGACTTTATAATACTTTTCACCGGCTATGCCGTCTAATTTATAATACAAATATGGCTCCGTGGTGGAAGACCACATAATGTTATTAGTATGAAGATCGTTGTGGACAAATCCATAATAATGCTGGGCGACCGATAAGGCAGTAATAATCTGGTATATCCAAGCAGACCAGCGGGCGTCGCGAGTTGCAATCATTGTGGGGTCAGTAGTGTATTCTTCAATATCAAGCAACGAATCCATGGTTGCTTCACACCTTTCAAGCATTGACACTTGAACAGGAAAATTATCGAACTCGGCGTAGTATTCGCATTGATTATGCATGGAGGAATCTGAGCTGCCACTGGAACCGGAGTCCGAGCTAGATTCAGAACCCGAGCTAGATTCAGAACCTGAGCTGGATTCAGAACCTGAGCCGGATTCGGAATCTGAGCACGAGTCGGAATCTGAGCTGGATTCAGAACCTGAGCTAGATTCAGAACCTGAGCTAGAACTATATGATGTGCCAGAGGATTTACTGCTATTTGAGCGCTTGTCATCCATTTTAACTAGTCGTACCCGTGGTTGGGCCAACTGGGAAATTTCCCCATCGTTTTCGCTATCAGTGGAAGGGATATCTGAGATACATTCAGAATCTTCTAATTCGTTTTCGCCCCTGTTTTTGTCCGCATCATCCAACTTTTCAACAGAACCAACACTACTTTTATCGTCTAAAGTTGTGCATTCAATTGGTCCTCCATCCTCGATAATTTCTACCTGATTTTTATAATCTGTTTCATCGCCAACAACTCGAACTGTAAATAACCCCGCTTTCTGATTTTTTTGGAACCATTTATCATGTCTTAAATTCGAAATCTCACCTGTAATGTTATACATATACTTATCTACACGTGTGTTGAACGTGCCATAAAACTTAATCCAGTGTGGAGACGTTTGTGTCTCTACAAGACGCGACATGGTAGCACCGCATAACGCATCAATATACGCTTCATTTAATGGGTCGTGAATTTTGGCCAGCGTGCGTTGCCACTTTTGACCTGGCTGAGGCAAAGCCCCGTCTTCAGGAAAAACATAGTCGCCCTGCATGGCCATAATTGGTTCAACAAGGTGAACACGTTTAAGAAAAAGCGGAACTTCATGTGAGCCCGATATATCACTAAATTCAATAATTGTGTTAATAAAATACCCGTCGGATTCGCCTGATATTGTCAACGATTCAATGCGACTATGCAAATTGGAACCCGATTTTACATCGCCTACCAATGATATTGACGGCAAATACTCTTGCGTATTGTGAAATTCGCTAAATTCGCTGTCTATGATTTCACTTAGCGATGTCGTCGCAAATATAGGCAGGAGTTCCCGGGGGACTACTTTTGCGCGTGGCAGATATGACGTGGGGGGGTTCGTCTTCTTGCTTTGCACGTGCTTAGGGTTTTTTGGACCACGCTTCTTCATTGGAGGCATTTTGCTGTTTGAAGCATCGGAAGACGATTTGTTTACTTTCCGCAGTTGTGGTGCGGATACGGAAATTTTTTGAATTCCATCTTAGTAATAAATATGGCTTCAGCTCAAAATACAATAGAGCAACCGGGCGGTGGCCGAAAAGTGTTCAATTTATCCCTTCGCAAATTTGATATGACCCGAATCAAAGACGACAAAGTTGTCGTATTTATCGGTAAAAGAGATACTGGTAAATCTTTTTTGATTCGTGATTTGTTGTTTCATCACCGAAGTGTGCCGATTGGTACGGTTATAAGCGGAACAGAATCCGCTAACTCATTCTATAGTACTATTGTTCCCCCCCTGTTTATTCACGAGGAGTTTAATCCTGGAATTATAGCGAATATTTTAAAACGCCAGAAGACTCTTGCACAAAAAATTACAAAGGACATCGAAACACGTGGCACTACTTCAGTTGACCCACGCACATTTATGATTATGGACGATTGCTTATATGATAGCAACTGGACGCGTGATAAGTTTGTTCGCTCATTGTTTATGAACGGGCGGCACTGGAAAATTCTGTATATTGTGGCCCTGCAATACTGTATGGGTATTCCGCCAGTGCTGCGCACTAATATTGATTACGTATTCATTTTGCGTGAAAATATCATTGCCAATCGCAAGCGCCTGTATGACCAATTTGCAGGTATGTTTCCAGATTTTGATTCGTTTAGTCAAATTATGGACCAATGCACCGAAAACTATGAGTGTCTGGTTATTGATAATAACGCCAAATCAAACAAAATAGAGGACCAAGTGTTTTGGTATAAGGCTGCCAGTCATCCGCAATTCAAGATTGGGGCGCCGGAATTCTGGGCACAACGACCTGCAGAACAAGATGCAGGTGAGGATTTTGACCCACGCACGGCGGCTAAGAAAAATAACGGGCCACTTATACACGTCAAAAAATATTAATTTACGATTTATATAAAATATAGTTTGACCTGTTTCTATAGTTTAAACTATAAATATCTGCCTTTATTAGAAAAATGCCCAGAAAAACAATGCGCGGAGGAGACCCTGCTGTTGCGCCAACCCCGGCAAAGGCGGGTGTTCAAATTCCCGCTACGGCGGGTGTTGGACAACCACCTGTAGCGGGTGCTGTAGTTGCTTCAAACAGCAGTATCAGTTCATCTGGTGCTGTTAAAACTGGCGGTGTAACCGGCACATTTACAAACCTTGGTGCTGAGGTTATAAATCTGGGTGGCTATGATACACTCCAATTCAAAATGGCCCCTGGCAGTGCAGTTGTAACAAACCAGGAAACAATGGCTTATATGGACGGTGGTCTAAATACAGGTGCCACTTTGGGAAGTGATGGTATTTTTGGAGCCTTTTTCCGTGGTATAACTGGAGCCAGTGTTTTACAGAATGCCGTGTCTAACCCTACGTCAAACACATTGAAAATGGTGTTGAGTCCTCTGCTTCAGGGTTCAATTATTCAAGTTGATATCAAACCTGGTGAAACGTGGCGCTTTGCCGACAAAAGCTTTATGGCGTGCACACCTAACTTGGCGGTCAGCGGTAATATCAACATATTTAGCAATTTCCGCATGATGTTTGTTGGCGAAAACTTAACCTACACGACCGTTTCTGCTAACCAGGGCACGGCTGGCTCAGTTTGGGTTACGGCAAACGGTGGTATTGAAAAGCACGAATTAAACATGGGTACCGGTTCTACTGTTCCATTATTCATCAACAATGGCTGCTTTTTGGGCATGATTGATAATAACGGCTCTGTAAATTTCTGGAACGACTATGTTTCCGTTGGCACATCTAATGGCTTACTGTCTGCTATGTTTACACAGTTAGGCTGGGTTATGAAAATTCAAGACACCTCACCACCTGTGCGGCCTGGGCCTGTAAAGTGTGTTGTTTTGACACAGAGTTTGAATCCTCAGAATCTTGAAAAATATATTGCCAGTATTGCTCGGAAAATAGTGGAGCAGCACCAACGCAACCCAAGCGTGAATCCAATGATGTCAGGTGTTGGACCAACAGCCAGCGCTTCTGTCTTAGGAACAGCGGTTGGGGCTGGTGCTGCCGCTGGCGCCGCTGGAGCTGCTGCTGGTACCGCTGCTCCAGCAGCACCAAGCACTGTGTATGAAAAGGCCCTTGCTAATGCTGGTAAAGGCGAAAAGCCTGCTGCAAACGCTTCAGCAACTCCTGTCGCTGGTCAAAATGCCTCCACTACCGCGCCTACAGCAAATGCTGCTCCTACCGCGCCTACAGCAGATGCTGCTGCACCTGCCGCTAATGTTCCTGTAGTTGAGGCGACACCTGAGCCAGCGCCTGAACCTGCAAAAAATTCAGCACCAGCAAGTGGAGGCGGCGCTTCAAGACGCAGAAAGTCTGTAAGAACACGCAGAACAAGACGCCAGTTCTAAACATTTTTGTTTATATTTTTATATTTTATTACATAAATACAATATAAATTACATAAATGACGACGTATGTATATTAAAAGATAATGGTATTTTGAATATATAATTATAATATAGGGATGGGCAATCTATTTGCCACAAGTAATTGGAATGCAAAATTACCAGATGAGTCACCCGACACTGGTCGGGTCACAAGCAACAGTTCAAATACTAATAAATCAGCGAATAACGGCACATCTAATACGCCCACTAACAACCCAAAACATAATAACAATGCAAAATCAAATACGAACAACACTGATGCAAAGGGCGATTCAAACACAAATACAGATGCTGCGAAAGATAATAACAAGAACAAATCAAATGTGAATAACGATGATGCAACAGGTAATAACAAGAACAAATCAAATGCGAATAACGATGATGCAACAGGTAATAACAAGAATAAATCAAATGCAAACAACAATGAAGTAAAAAAGAACAAATCAAACGCGAACAACACTGAAGTAAATGCTAGTGCAACGCAGAGTAACTTATCAAAACATAATAACAAACTCCCTGCAAATGAGACAAAACAAAATAGAACGGGTGCTACTGTGACATCTAACAAAACTCCTATTGCTAAAAAGGGTGGCGGGCGGCGGCGAAAACGAATGACTCGGCGGGGTTAAACATATGAATCTATTACTATTTGCATATTTGTAAATATGCAATGAATTTTTTTATCATGCTTTCCGGCATCTGCGCGTCTTTTAAAATGCTTATTTTAAAACAATCTTGTAGGAGATGGGTGATCAACCACCAGCCATAGCGGCACCAGTTTCAACGGCACCAGATTTAACCGGCCCTGTATCACTTTCCATGGGCTCGCCATTGGGAATACTACAGGCAGCGGCAAATACCGAACCAAGTCAAGCTGAATTGGCTTCTGAATACAAAGCTGGATTCACAATGACACTCATTAAATTTGTTATTTTGACTGTTATACAAATTCTTATATTAATCTACGTCTTTATGGGGGGAGGTATATCTGAAATTTTGCAGAATTGGCCTAAATATCGTTGCAATCCTATGATGATGCCCTTTGCTGCTTTATTTGGTTATGATGCCAGTGAAAATTTTAACTATTGTATGAAAAATATTTTTCAATCTAATGCCGGTGCTGTTTTAGCCCCACTATATGGAGTTATGTCCAATTTCACTGATATAGTTGGTGTTGTTTCAAATGTAGCAAACAGTTTTCGTTATCTTATTGCTAATCTGCTTCACGGAATGGAAAGATTAATGAGTTCGTTTCGTGATAAATTTCAAGGAATTCTATTTGCTGTCAGATTAAGCTTCTTAAAAATTCTCAGCCTAATGGGGCGCCTATACTCAACATTTTATGCTGTTATATTCATGGGCTTATCAGCCCTACGTGCAGCAGAAAATGTTGCAAACAACGACTTAGTGAAATTCTTGCTTGAATTTTGCTTCGATCCAGAAACACCCGTTAAGTTGGAGGGTGGCACTGAAATTCCTATACATGAAATTAAAATTGGCGACCGCTTAGCCCCTATTAATGGTGTAGCACCAGTTGTTACTTCTGTATTTAAGTTCAATGGTTCAGAAACACCGATGGTTCGTATAAATAATACTGTTGTCAGCTCAAAACATTATATTTACTATGAGCCCTTGGATTCCTGGATAGAATCTTGCAAACATCCTGAGGCTGTTGTTACAGCGTCACTACCAGAGCTCATCTGTCTAAATACAGACACACATACTTTGCAAATTGGTGGGGACATATATAGTGATTATGATGAGTCAAGTAATCCTGATGTTATTGCACGGACCCAAGCTTTAGCGGAGGCACTACTAAATAATGGGCGGTGCAACAAATCAACATCTATTATGAGTGATTATGCACTGGGTGTGGATGGCTCTACACCTATATCACTGAAGCAGGGGGGAGACGCGCGACTTGACACAATATCTATCGGAGATGTGTTATACGGTGGTGGCGTTGTGCAGGGGTTAGTTAAAGAACAGGTGTCATGGGTCGTTGATATTCCTGGTGGTCCAGTAGTATCTGCTTCGCAATTAGTATGGGATGTTGAGGGGGCGTGTTGGCGGCGGGCTGCTTTACTCTATGCAGGGACATGTAGACAGCTTGAAAAGCCGGCTGTAATGTATCAGCTTATTGTAACAAACAATAGATTTGACTCTGGCGGTTTCACTTATCGTGATTATCGTGAGGTTAGTGCGCCTGAAATGGAGGATGAATATGAGGCATTTTTAAAAGCGCGGTAAAAATTGATATATAGTTTCACGTGTGTAAAGATAGAAAACGATGCACGAAATAAGTTCAAAAAGCAAGGCCAATTTTATAAGAGCCGTATCACACAAGGCAAATCTTATGATGCTTGAAAATAGCATTAATAATGCAATTGTTTCCCTAAAATATCTGGAAACACCTGCATGTAGGAAAGCGCTAACCAAAGATTCTATTGATAATAAGCGTAAAGAGCTAACAGTTAAATTTCGAAACCTTCTTACTATCAAAGAGTCATTGCTAAATGTAAGAGAGGTTTAAAAGGTGGTAAAAAATTGAAGCAACAATGTATCTGTTTTTTCTGTTAAGAACACGACACTCGACAGCCAATAAAAATGCCTGTCAACGTAAATATTTCCTACGCAAAGCGCCCTACAGCCACTGAGAATGGGATTCTGGGCGTCAAGGTCACATGCAACACGCCTGTGTCAAAGGCCATCAATATGGGCCTGGCAATTGATACCAGCGGCTCAATGGAGGGTGAGCGTATTGAGTCAGTTAAGCGGACACTGGCTGTGTTGATTAGTCGCCTGCGACTTGGTGATGCTATCACCATTGTTGGATTTAACCAGGTCTCCTCTGTTGTGTTGGCGGGACACGTCATTAGCGACACCAATCGCGCGGAGGCTATTGAGCTTGTGAATAATCTCCAGGCGGGTGGGGGGACTAACTTTGAGGCGGCCTTCACAGGTCTGGGCGCCCTTCTTCAGGGCACTGTAATGCCCTTTGATGCTGTGGTAGTTCTAACAGACGGTCATGCGAACGAGGGTATTACCAGCGCGTCAGGACTTGGTTCGCTTATCAAGTCGTATATGAAGGGTATGCCGGTATACACCCTTGGCTATGGATTGGACCATAACGCCGACCTGCTGCGGGCACTGTCTACTCGGTCTCAGGGTACATATACCTATATTGGCGAGGAGACCATTCTGCCTGCTTCAATGGGAGACCTTATGGCTTCACTGCAGGATGAGGTCGCCAAGGCAGCAACACTGGCAACGCCTGCAAACTGGGTCTGTGTTGAGGCAGGGGCAGAAACTGCTGGAATCTATGACTTTGGTAGCCTTATTGCAGACAAGCCCGTGTGGGCTGTGTTTGAGATTCCGGCGTGTGCAGACGCCGGACCATCTACCCTTACTCTGACATACAAGCAGTTTGGCGTGGATGAGGACCAGGTTGTTGTCGGGCAAATTGACGATTCGCTTGACAAGCTGGACGTGCTGGAGCAGCAGCTGCGTTGCAAGGCCAGCAAGGCGCTGGATGTTGTTGCCACGGCTCTTGGCGCTTATGACGTGAATAAGGCGCTGGCTGTGCTAAATGCCACTATTGCTGAGATTAGCAGCTCGCCTGCAGCTATGAAGCCGCTGGCTATTCGCATGAAGGCACAGTTGGAGGAGATGCTAGAGACTGCAAATGCTGCAAAGCGTGCCCCTGCAGGGCGCTTTCACCACGGTGGGCATGCATCACTGGGGCGAATGGCGTCAAATGCAGCATCCAACTATGGCGCGCAGCGTGGGGTCACCTCTGGAGGCGGTGGCACACCCGCTGTGGCGCTGTTTAGCAGTCCGCATATGATTGATGTGGCAACTGCACATGTTAGCCAGTATACTCAGGGCAGCCACGACCCAACTGCTGTTCATGACTTGGAAGCAGCCATGAATAATGTTTAACACTATTAGAAATGGACGCATCTGATACCCTCAAGAAAAAGAAAGCACAAATAATATATAGCAACAAAAAAACAAAGCTTGAAATACAACAACCCGCTGCCGATTGTGGGTCTTCGGCGTGCTCAAAGTATTTAACATGTAAACTCACATTTGCCAGTTATGAGGAAAAACGCCTTTTTTTTGAGGGGCGAAATACAGTAAACGGATGTGAATGCGCCCAATAATATTTTTAATTAAATATATCTTGAAAAGATGGAAAAATCTATTCAAGATAGAGTTAAAGAATGTGTTAATATTGTGAAAAAACTTACTGAAAGTCTTGGTTTACCAGATGACTGCCCCGAAGTCACCGAATTGCGCGGGCATATGAACACTTATATTCGTAGCGGTGAGCCTTGGTCTGGTGTTGTGGATTTTTCCGCCTGGGGGCGAATGGCACATTGTAACTTTCCACGTAATGCAGGAAAACCCGTTGAAGTCACATTGAAAACATATAAAAAGGCTGAGTCACGCTTAGTAATTGAATAACATAACGCCTCTACCACCGAAAACACGAAATATGTTTTGTATGGTGACATACGAATATATGGTTAAATCCTGCTGCATTCCGTCGGTATCTGGTTCCATTGTTAATTGTAATTCTATTTTTGGTAGTTTATCCCAGTTTGATAGGCCGCGTGGATTATAGGATGGTCCCAATGAATCGTCATCAGTTGCGCCAGGAGCTAATGCAAAAGGATACACATAAATGTAGCGATTAAAAAGTGGTGCTTTTCTATAGTGAAGAATTGGTAAAAGTGAGCGAAATAACGACGGTGATGTTTGATGATTGAATCGAACAATATTACTGTAGGTCAATTGAGCGCCGCGTATAGGTTCGGAATATGCATAGCGAAATGCGGGGCGTGATTGATTTGCGCTTGTTAATATTGCGTCAGGCCACCAAGGAATTTTCCACCATGATGCCGGATTTGTGTTAGAGCCATATAATTTACGTGTAAATAGAAACCATGCGTTATAATTCTGCGCAATAGGATTTTGAGCAAACCAAATAAGTTCTTTTACAGGATTGCTATATGGTAAACGTATGCGGACATTTGGTGCATATTGTGTGTTTTGAGGTGACACAATGTAATGCTGGTCTACACGATATTCCAATTGAGTAGAGCGTAATGCAACTGCTTCCGCCTCTTCTAAGCTGATGTATTCACACAATAAGTATGTATCACCTAAGTTAAAGGCATTTGGCATACTAACATTTGGTATAATCTCGCCTGAAATACCTATGGTTTGGTTGGTATTTGGGTCTGTAGAATATATGCGACGGTCTGAATTTTGATTATATCTATAAAATATACCATTCTGCAATGGACACATTGCTCCGCTTACACTCCTATTTGGGTCGAAGCCTGGATTACGCATATCAATACGTGATTGAGTGTAGTATAATTGATTTACTGGACGCAATGTAACACTAATCTGAATGGCATCAGCTGATAAAGCATCTATTGGTAGGGCGTTTTCATAATTACCGGTACTAAACCAAAAGGGTAAATTTATATAACTTGTTGTGGGATTAGCCGGGTCTTGACCTAAACTTGTGCTATTAAAACCATTTGCAACACGATTTATCATACGATTTTTGGCACGTATTGCTGATTCAGATTCATACAGTTCATCATATACTTCAAGAAATCTACCATCCATTGTATCAACATTTACACCACCTATATCGAGCTCCAATAGATTGATTATGGAATGACCCAATGAATTTGTCCAACCATAAGTTGGTCCAATAAATGGCTTATCTTGAGAGCAAGATTTTTTAGCATTTATTTGCGGAGTAGCAATATCAGGCATTGTTGTGACTAATGTAACTTGTGTTAGCATTTCAGCTTTCCGTGGTAAAGTGCATGTATTGCGCTTGCCAAAATTTGGCTGGCCATCAAAATCAACCCGTATCCATTGAGCTGCCCACCGTGTTGTCTTTTTAAGAACCTTTACGTAATTTTTTATATCTGGTTGACCACGTGGGCTCAACAGTCGTGTATCTTGTAAGCCAAAACACACGACTGATAATAATGTTGCCGGTGAAGACATCGCTTACCCTTAATCTTAACGCATTTATTTAAGCGCGTATTTCAAGAAACGTGTTCCAATGGCAGATTGCTATTTCGGAATTATAAGGATTGAGCCTGTAGTCCCAGATACTTTTATAATATGGGACCGGGCATAATCTTCCGGTAAAAACAATACTTTTGTATTAGCAGCAGGTTTGTTATTTTTCGAAACCATTGCCTTACTACAGTTATATAAAATTGATATATAACTATAGGTATCTGTGTATCAGTAAAATGACTGAGCTTGATTTATTTGTATTTAAATCCATTGACGGATACTATTATCTTGGCTTCACTACGGATGTCAATCGTGTGTTTGTAGAATTGCGTGCTGGTTTCGGACCAGAATGGACGCGCATACATAAGCCTGTTGCGATTGTTCAAATTATTAGAAACGCAGAATCCTATCATGAGACGCAAGTCTTATACGAATATTTCAAGAAATATGGCATTGAGCATGTTCGTGGGGGGCCGTATAGTGACTGTGTGTTAAGCAGTGTGCAGATTGCACAAATTAAAGAAACTCTTCAGACACACGTTAGCGATGAGTTAAGTGCGGCAGTTGCCTCCATAAATATTTAGGCTAAAAAATAGTAGTTTTACAATAATATTGTTTTGTTAAAATCTGGGCTGCTATTTTCATTGGGATAACCAATAGGATTGCATATAAACTGGGTAGTGCCAATTTTTGTTGCTGCTGGGGTGTGTGTATGCCCGTAAATCCAACATTTTATATGTGTATTATACGTATTGATAATACTGTCCATATTACAATAAAACCATTGATTGTAGGGCTCCAAATTAGGAGTTTTATATTTTGCGTCGATTAAATTTTCAGATGGCAGGTGATGTGTAATAATAATGCAGTTGGTATTTTTTTGTAAAACGTCTTGTAAAAATTCCACACATTGCGCGTTTGCTTCATTATATTGAATATGGTCAAAATCTGGAATTTTGCGCACGTCGTTAATTGCATATTGAGGCCTTACAATATGCGACCACAAGGTTGTTCCTACAAAGATGTAATCCTCATAAACCTCGGTGGTGTTGTTAAGGAAACTAATATTGGTATACTGTTTAAAATATTCTTCTAAATGCATGTTTACTTGTGCCATAGTTGCTGCAGATTGATAATATTCATGATTTCCAGCAATAACGAAAACTTTTTTGAAATGCTTTGACAGATAATTCATAAACATATCGTAGTGCTTATTAGGGTGTAGCGGATTTCCTATATCTCCTGCACATACACATATTTCTTCGGGCCCAGGTGTTATATTTTTTATGAATTCTTCGAGTTTGGATTTTTCTATAAATTCAAGATGAATGTCTGAAAAATATCGTATTAACATTCTATATAGTATTACTCTATAGAATGATGAATTGCTTTAAATTTGATTCCTAGAAGACTTAATATAATGATAATGTGCGGGCACTAGGGTCCGTAGTTTCAGGACTCCATTTAGGCATCCACATATAGGGGATAACATTTACCACTTTTTCACCGTAATACTGCTCAAACAGACGTCTGTAAAGCAGGGCTTCTGGTGTTTTGGGTGTGTTAAAGGGATACTTGGTAGCGGCGTTGGCCAACTCTTCCGTGCAGTTGGGAATCTGTGCTTGGGCAAATCTATTGATACTGGCATGCCATGGCTCCTCTGTTGCACTAACACCATCGCTAAAGGCCTCCTTCTTACGCCATAATACGTCTTGTGGCAAAATATCAGCATCATTAAAGGCGGCACGTAAAATATACTTTTCCTTTTGATTGGATGTAGGGCGGAGGAATTTTGTGGCAATGGAACGCCAAACGCCTACCAGCTGCTTGTCAAGAAACGGGGTGCGTGCCTCCAAACCGTGGGCTGCCATAGAGCGGTCGCTACGCAACACATCAAATGCGTAGATATCTTTGAGTAGACGGGCTGATTCCGCCTCAAACTCTTCGTCGCTGGGTGCTCTGTAAAAATATAAGTAGCCCCCACCAATTTCATCTGAGCCGTCGCCATTAAACACCACCTTAATATCGGTGTTTTCTCTAATATACTTGCCTACAAGCCAATTGCCTACTGATGCACGAACAGAAGTAATATCATACGTTTCGGCTGCTTTGATAACCTCTGGAATAGCGTTATAGAAATCTTCAGGTGTCAATGTAATTTCGTGGTGCTTTGACATAATTTTGTCAGCCACTGTGCGTGCGTATTTCAAATCAGTGGAACCAGGCATACCGATACTAAACGTTGTTAGGCTCTTGCCTTGAGCACGGAGAAGCTGGGACGCAACACCGCAAACCAACGATGAATCAAGACCACCACTTAGTAGAGCTCCCATAGGACGCTCGGACATTAGACGCTTCTTGACGGCACGCTCAAACGCATGACGAAGGGCTATTTTTGCTGTGTTTTCATCCTCACACAGGGGGTTCTTGAGCCAGGGCGTCTGATGATAACCAAAGGCGCTAACATCTACGTCTACGGACCCTGGCTGAGGCAAAGTGAACCGATACCAGCTGCCTGGGGGAAATGCCTGAATATCGCTGCATATGGGTGTTAGCGCCTTGATTTCAGATGAAAATGCATGGAAACCATTGGAACGACCAATAAAAAGGGGCCGCACGCCATATGGGTCACGGGCCACGGTAATTGTCTGTTTAACTGTATCTACTACCACCAACGCAAAAACACCATCAAGCGCACGGCAAACTTCAGTCGGCTCAAGATTGGCAAAAAGTGTGGGTAAAACTTCACAGTCGCTTGAACCCTCTGGTAAAGGAATATTCCAGCGCTGTGCCAGCTCCTTGTAGTTATAAATTTCGCCGTTGCATACAACAGCAATACCATTGGAAATTAAGGGTTGGTGCCCGCGAGGCGATAAACCGTTAATAGCAAGGCGTGTGAACCCCAAAATAACTGAACCGAAGTTTTGTGTGGCCATATATTCTGGACCACGGGGTGATAATTTTTGTAGACATGCTGATATATCAGCAGCACTTGGAAGGTTTGTACCAAAAATTGCCCAAATTCCACACATGTTACATATACTTTCTTATGTTTCTATTTAAGCGCTTACAACTAATTAGTGGTAAATGAGCAAATTTTGGACAAGCAATCCTGTTGAAGTATCAAGAAACGGCGGGCCCCGCCAAATTTTATCAGCAATCGATTTATTAGCAAAAGTTAATGGCGACATTAGTGGGGCAAAACTCATTTTACGGCCAACAGTTTATTTATCTGAAAATTTAACCAGCGATAAGCGACGCGAATTGTTGAATTTTATCAACGCAAATTATATTGGGTCAGGAAATTCGTATCTGCTATATACTATGGATATATTAACATACTACTTGACAGATGCACTAATTATAGAATTTCGGCCCGAAAAAAGTGACAAATTAGCCGGTTTAATTGTTGGGCGGCGGCGAAAATTACTAATTAATTACGAGGTCTTCGAAATTTTAGAAGTTAATTTTCTGTGTTTAATTAAGCCCCTGCGAAATTTACATCTGGCGCCACTCCTTATCAGCGTATTGACTAAAGAATGCGTAGAGCGATTTAATATTAGTATTGCGACGTATACAATTTCCACAAAAATTCAGAGCCCGTCGATTGGGTCCAAGCAAATGTATCACCGCCCCCTACGTATAAGGCGGCTAACTGATGCAGGATTCTTTCCAGCATACTACCCTCAATTTGAGCGGCAGTATGCTACTTTTAAGAAATTATCTAATTTGGAATTACGGTATTATAATGGCTGTGACTGTGGAAATATATCAGTGCTTGCTAAATTTGTGTCGGACTATAGTAAGGCCGCATACAGTATAAGTGATATAAAATCAGAAGCTGAAATTGCGCAAATTTTTAGCAACAAATTGTTTCATAATTTCATATTTTATGAAACCGAAATTATCAAAAGTTATGTATGTTTATATCGCTTAGACACATATAATAAGACAAAAGGCGCCGGGTTCAAAAACGGCTACTTATTTATCGCATGTATTGCACCTGAGGATGTTGTTGTTATTTTGAATAGTGTTGCCGAATATTGCTATAAAAAGGATATATTTGATGTGCTAACGCTATCTGACATATTTAAGGGTTATGATTATGATAGCGATTTACAATATATGAGGGGCACTGGCTCATTAAGTTACTATCTTTTTAATATGACTGCACCAGCAATAGAAAATCATAAAAATGGTATTGTGGCAATTTAATTAACTGCGTTATATAAGATGGACGGTCCTGCACGAACTAAAGGAACTCTATTAGGAAATAGACAGACACGTCGCGCTAATAGACAACAACAACAGAGTCGTTTAACGAATCAATCGCGTCGACAGCTTACGCAAATTAAACTACGTCAGCTACATGAAAGCGAAACGCGGATGTTATACGAACTAAATAAGGAATTGCTGGCATCAGGTCAGAAACCCCTGGCTCCTGACGCTCCTCTTACTGAAAAAGAATCTTTAGACTTTCTGGAAAGCTTAGCCCCACAACTTAGTGAGGCGCCCGAAAAATTAGTTAGTGCCACTCGTAGAGAATTTTCATCTGGCCGTTTTCTTGGCAGTTTATCATTAAGAAAGATAATTTTAATTCTTTTAGTGTTATTATCAAGCGGATTCGGTGTTGATGCAGTTGTGTCGCGCAGGCCGTCCAGGAGATACGCACAGTCGAGTTTGTCGTGCAAGACATGCCCTCCCCCTACACCTGCTCGATTGGACAGAATGCGTAGGGAAGCTAATTGGGAATATGCGGAAAAGGCTTGGGCACACGATCATCAAATAGCGTTTGATAAAGAACAAGCAACAAAATTCCCAATTTCATACGGGATTCGTAAAATTACTGGACAAGTATTAGGGGCCCCAGAGAATTGGCAATGTCCTCCAGGTCAGTGCCGCGAAAGGCCACCGCCATGGAATCGGTCAAGAGACACCACCTGACACAATGTGGCCATAGACCCGACAAGATAAATCACAAATTTGCAGCATTATTTCGATAATAGGTGGCGCCCATAAGGAAATATTTGTCGTAGGGCTATTTGACTTACCGGGTCCAGACTTATGAATAGACTTGTTAGCCAATCAACAATGGCCCTTTGTTTTTTCAAACATGCGTGCAGATAGACCCTGTGATAGATATATTCCCAGTTTGGATTATAGCCTAAATCATTATGTTGAAATTCATCATAATACTTTTGTAGCTCGCTCAAATTTCCCGCATTGATATAGGTTTTACATGTTGAAATAAATATGTTATTCATCTTGTACCTATTTTACTATTTTATTTTATTATTAGGCCGAGTTCAATTGTGCTTGCAAAACAGGATTTAAACATCTGTGCTCTTTTCTTTTTAAGAATGGATAATAGTGCCCCATATACTTTATATGGAGGTCAGGATATTACTTTGGGCGCCTGCAGCTTGGACGTCTGTAAAATGTGCCTACGACCCTTTGATACAGTTTCTGAACCAGCCACATGTGTTTCATCTGTATACTATGCAGGAGCTGATAATGATGTGAGTTTGGATGACTACAAAAAATACGTATTAGATACAATGGCTTCAATTCAGAGCCCCTTTGTATTATTTTTGGACTCAGCCTTGCAGTGGCGTAATGATATTTTAGCCGCCCGCGCCGGCAGACCCATTAAAATTATTGAAAAACCACTTAGCGAAATCCCTATGTGGGGTTACATAAGCAGAACTACAGACATCTTGTTTGATTCCGATATTACCTATAAAAATTTACTACCGGAGCAGTTGCTGCTGGAATGGAGCAAGTTTGAATGGATGGCGGCTGCAGCAGCGTTAAATCCGTATAAGTCCACACAATTTGTATGGCTGGATGCCGATTATTCACGATTTAGTGGTGCTGGAAAATACATATTTGACAGTAGTTGTGGGGGTTCGTCTCAATTTAATATTGCCACCGTTGCTGGTTGGGAAAATCTGATTACCGAACTAAATAAGTTTATAGGGGCAAACGATAATGTTATTGATTGTCGGTGGTTTATATGTGATAGTAATTCCTTGACGTTGGTTAAAGATGTTATTAATGAAATCTGGTATGAAGACATGATAAAAAAGCGCCGCATTGTTAATTTAGGAGTTGCAGTTTCGATTGTATACAAAACTGTTCCTGAGGTCTTTAATATTAAGGATGTTGGATTTTATGATTTTTTCAAGCCCGTTTTTGAGTAAGACTATATTCGGGAATATTTGTATTCATGACTTTATAGTATGCTATACACTCATGATATACTTACAAATTAGGTCTAGTATCCAATTAAATTTCTGATTAAAATTACATAAGTTTTTATCAATTTAGACCAATAAAATCGCTCACTGTAATTAAATATAGCTTCGCGCATTTTTACAGACACCTCACGATTTTTCCGTATTGCTTCAGAAACAAATTCTAAATCTGACAACTTTTCATTGGGTATAACAGTTATAAAGGGCTGTGATGTATCCAAATTCGCTGCAGCCCATGTACTTACTACTACACCTAACCCAGCCACCAATGCTTCTTTAACTACAAGCGGGTCCGCTTCCCCGTCAGATAATAATACTAAATTTCCATAATCAGTTAAAGAATTATACAAGGTTTCCTTGTCCCATTCACCTAACCATCGTGGGCACTCGTAATCAAAATTTGAGGCGCATTTATTGCCAACAAACCATACATCTGTATTGTTCATTAAAAAAACCTGACGCTTGCGGTCCTCTATTTTACCTACTACTATAGACCTATCAGGGAATTCTGGGCTTTTGGCCTTACGAAATAATGTATGATTCGCCCCATTAGGAGTTATATGTATAGAGTTTGGGTCTACATTGTTTTTAGCATAGACATTTGATATACCTTTTGAAAAAACCAAATGATGAACTTTTTGCGATTGTTGTTCTACTATTTTACCGAATACATTTTTATAGGTTTCCCAACGCGATTCCTGCTCTAAATATCCAAAATGAGATGTGATACCAACGCCCCTAACGTAAGGGGCAATCTTGTGCGCTATTTCGGCATGCTCGTCGTATTGTATATGAACAAAATCTGGTTTCTTCTCTATAATTTCATCTATTATTGTTTGTAAATCAGTTGTATTAATTATTTCAACATTATGACCGAGATTGCGTAATTCACATACATAATCCCATATTAATATTTCGCAGGCACCCCACCCTGTTGGTGGTATTGGCATAATACCTGGCCCTACAATAATAAAGTTTAGCCGCCGCGGTGTCCATAACACTTGGCCACCAAACCATATATCATCTCCAGTTTTTACAGGATTTAATATTGTAAAGAGTTCTGGTGAACGTAAAATGCAGAATGCATACATGTTTTGGTCTTTACCTTTGAACACATTTAACTTATCTGCTTCATCCAGTATATCTTCGTATAAATTTTTTAATTTTATCAAGGGTTCAATGCCACCGGCAAATAGTCCTGCTGCAACAGTTACACGTTCCAAAAATCTGTTGTCTACAGGATATATATTTGTATAATCAGAATCTATAAATTCTTCTATTTGCGTCATCGATACAGTATTTTTACTAAATGTATCAGAATTGGGGAACCCCATAAAATTATTCATGGCAGAATCGTTACGAAAACAACCAATATCTATCCAAGTAAAAGTGTCTGTCTCATATGGATTTTCACAAATAGTATCAAATACCATGAAAATTTTTTCATTCCATATTTTGTAAAGTTTTTCATTATGGCCAATTTGAATTTCAGGGTCGTTTGCTTCATCCTTCTGCCAATCCCACTTTGATGTATAAAAATCTTTGAATTCACGCTCTATATACATGCGATTTGACGACCTTGGATATAATTCATTTAAAAATTGTATTGAGGCGGAATCGCCGTATATTACAGTTTTCATTTCTATAGACATAAAATTTTTTATCCAAGCTCCATATTTATCGTGGTCATATTTTGAATTAATTCTGTAGTATGCAGAAACAACAGTGGTAGACATATTATTAATAGTCGCAACATGCTATTTAAGCCTTTTACTAAGTTAACAGATAAATATTTCGGGTCTAATCACATAATGTATGAGAGGATTTAAACCTACTGACTTTTGTTAGATTAACTTATGGATATCGGCGCATATTTCCAATGTCATAAGCAACCGAATGCAACCTATCATGCGTTACGGCAATTTCGTGCAGTCTACCCTGATACCACTATAGTGCTTGTGAGTGATAATGGCTATAATTATACTCGTATGGCAGCACATTTTGGGGCAATTTATATACATGAATATACCGAAGGACGTGCTGGCTGTATACCGACAGAGGACCATAAAATTCGTATGTGGATTAAGCGCCTTTGTAAGGGGTTGGACTTAATAAAAGAGGAATTTTGTATGCTTTTAGAAGATGATGTCAATGTTGTTTCAAAATACAATGAGCCATTTAACGGAACTATAAATGGCAATTTTGTAAATAAGATAAAATCAAGTACTTTTAAAAGTATTGAATACTACCATGGTCCCATTGAAGATAAATTTTATACAGGTCACGGTGGCTCTGTTTTTAACGTCCGCGAACTAATTAAAATTCTTGAAAATGCAGATAAAATCAACTGGTTAATACACAATTGGTCGAAAATTGGACCTTGGGCACATATAGACTGCGATGTTATACTATGTTTATTGGCATTAACAAACGGAGGTACCGTTTGTCATTTACATGGCCATAAGGAATTATACACTAATAGTACCGATTTATCTGGGGCAGCAGTCATTCACCAATATAACCACTATTACAACAGCCCAAATGACAAATCAGTTGATTGTTTGTATGATATAATAACCCCAGCAACGTGTGTAACTGCAGTCTATGATATTGGCCGTGCTGGTGTTGATGGTAGAACTATGACTGACTATAAAAAATGGCTTCTTAATACGTTAGCATGGATAGATACACCCTTTGTACTGTTTTTAGACAAATCTCTTGATTGGTCTTCTGAAATTTTAGCAACACGGGCTGGTAGACCTATTGATATTATTCAAACCCCCATTAACGAAATTCCCATGTGGAAATACATGAGCAGTATATCTGATATTATAAGCAACCCCAAAATGAAAATGGCGCACCCCGATGATATTACAAATCTAATACCTGAATACGTTCTTATTCAATATAGTAAATTTGGCTGGGTCGAACATGTGGCAAATTACAACCCCTTTAATTCATCGCAATTTGTTTGGATTGATGCAGGTTTTTCACGATTCATTGAATGCGGATATTACAGATTTAGGAAAAATATGGATATAGGTGTCTTTAATATTCAAGCAGACGCAAATCGTATTGATGAAATTTCCACGCTTACATACAATACATATATAGGGACAAATAGACGTATTATTGGTGGTGGAATTTTTGTGACTGATATAGATTCTTTACTAGCGGTTAAAAAGGAAATGATGCGCATATGGGAAAAAGAAATGATAGAAAAAGGCCGCCATGATAATGAACAAATTGCGCTAGCTCTGGCATGTAAAAATATTCCAGAAGTGTTCAATCTTGTATCAGAGGAAGAGAGTAGCAATGCTATCGTTAATAAATTCTTCGAAATGTATAAAACTATCTAATATAGATATGCTTTTTGTAAAGTGAAAAATGGGCTTGCGCCTCTTATATTTCACTTATTGTATATCTACTGTTTGCTTGTTTTGATGTTTAACTGGCCATCTCGATTGCTCCATCTGCCACTGCAGGCGCGGCCACTGCAGGCGCGGCCACTGCAGGTGTCTGGGGCACAGGGCCAGGCGTAGGCGCACCATTCTTGAACGTGGCCAGGAAGACCATGCGCTTCAGGTCCTGACGGTCCATAATGGCCTGGTGCTCCTTCCAAGTCAGGCTCTGCTTTGCCGGTGCCAGGCGCTTGATATACTCACCGTGGAGGTCAAACAGAATGCCCTTGAAGTGTGCGGGCATCTTTGCCTTGCTCACGTCCTTCACCTTGAAGACGTGAACATACCAGTTGTAAATCTCGCTGACTACACGCGTGTAGTTGGCTGCTGCCTGCGCCGCCTGAACGCGGTCCTCAGGAAAGTAGGCCAGATAGGCCTCCAGCGTCCCATTGCGCGCATTCTCAAACCACGTGTACTCCAGCCGGCTGTGATTGCCACGAAGCTTGCGCACTGCCATATAGTGGGTCGTGCGCACCTTCCAGCGCTTGCCGGTGGCCAGCTCCAGAATCACGCAGCCCTGTGCATTGATGCCCTCCGTGGCCTCACGAAGGGCCATTAGCGTGCGCAGCTCAGCCGTATTGGACACGTTGAAGCGATTGGGAGGCATCATTGTGGGCATTGCGGGGCTCATTGCCACGCGCCCCGTAGCAGGGTCCACCTGGCATAGGCTAACGCACGTCAGCGACGGCGCAAGCACAGGGACAATAATGCGATTGGCAGGATGCTGCATCACAAAGCTATAGGAAACAGCGGGATTCAGCATTGAGAAGCCCGCAGGACCAGCAAAGGCAGTCCACGTGGCAGTGAACAGCTCAGCAAAGGTGTGCTGGTAGAACTTGTTATCGGCATCCAGACGGCTGCGCGTGGCCAGCCGCCACACAGCCGCCTTGGCGTCGAAGAACACATTCACCATCACGCCATCCACAAAGTCCTCAACCAGGTGCGTGCCACCCAGGCTCTCAGGCAGCGTGGTCAGCAGCTCACTCTTCATCGGCGCAACAAACACGGGGCGATTTGCCTCCGAGTCCCAGATGACAGAGCGGAATGCCTGCACAACCGGATTGGTCATGTCAGCCGTCTCCCGCTTGTAGCGGCAGACAACAAGGCGCTCACCAGGCTTCGTGTTCATCTGAATACCCAGCCCAGTCAGATACACCTGAAGCGCGTCGTAGGTAGGGTAGGCGGCGATAAGATTGCTGAAAATATCGATAGAATACTGCATTTCGGATTCTTTTTGACTCCTTGTTGTTAAGGTTTTGTGGGGTTGGTCGTGTTCAATTTTTTGACTTCGGCGGCCATCTTACACAGAAATAACCTGGTATTCGGTAGCGATGAGTGCCCCGAACGCGCCGGATGATGAACAACTCATCCCTGAGCTCGGTGACATTATTACCGTGATTTCATCTGTATTTGGAAAAGTATCTGGTTCTATTACATATCGCGATGAAGGATTAATTCGCATTGTTCCCACTGAGGCTGATATTCCAATACTAAATTTACCAATGAACGAAGACGGTGATTTTGCCGATGAAACAGGTATTACCGAGCTTGTCATCCATACAAAACGGGCTACCCCCTATTTTTGTTTGCAGTTGGGTTGCGCTGTTGGCGAAAGTCTTGAATTTTTAGCCGCTAATATGACTCCTATAATGCCACCTGGTATAGTTGCTGAAATTCAGGATGGAGAAAATGACGCTGTAGTGTTGACAGATGGTAGACGCCTGGATTTTGCTTTTATTGGCCCACCTGCTCCCGTTATTGTTATAAATGTTCGTGCCAGTGAACCTGACGCTGCAGCGGCGGCGGCAGCGGCTATGGGCGCGGTCCATGCAGAGGGGGCCCCTGAAGATGTACCACCCCCGGATAATTACGACCTTTCTTTGTTAGCCCACTTGCTACCAGCGCGAATGATTGAAGAAGTGCCTACAGCCGAACGCACGTATTCCGAAACCATTCAGCGTGAAGATATGTATAAAAGTCTTTTGGAGTTGGAAAATGAGAAATATCATAATAATCCTGCTGTATTACGTAAGCTTGCGCGTGAAACTGATTTGTTATTGGCACTAAAAAATGCTGTTTCCATGCCTGGAACGGACGGTGTGCCCAAGCCCTTTATCAAGTCTGCTGAAACATTGCGTGACATACTAACACGCGTGGGAGCGCCACTGTCTTCTATTATTCCGGTGTTAGCCCTGAAACGGATTGTGTATTGCGATAAAGATACAGAGGATGAACCCGTGGAAGAAATGCTTCAACAAGTCGACTTCCGTAATTGGTTAGTAAGCGAAGTAACTGCATATCAGACATCGGCTTCATATTTGGCCGGACAAAGTGGCGGGGCGGCACAGATTTCCAAGCTTATGTATACATATTTGTATGACGTATTGTATCGCGAAGGTGCCGTGTTTCAAATGGGACCAACTGGTAAACCCGAAGACGAAATTTTGGTGGACCAGGAAGTGTTGCGAACAGTTTTACCACCTGAACCCGTTATGGGCTTCTCACAATTGGCAACGGGTGCCGAAGTCACTGTTGCAAATGTTGGTAAAATTATGCCGCGTATGCATCGTGTTATTAGTGGTACGCGGACTGAGGACGACGATGTTATTGCACCAGGCGACCCAGCAACAGCAGTCAATTATATTGTCATGCCAGTAAGCATCGGTTCAGTTTGGCGCCCTGTGAAATTCGCTGGAGCATTATCTGAAGATATTAATGCCGCTGCTATTACACAACAATTACTACCTTTTGAAAACATCACAAATACTGCCAAAAATTACAACGAAGATATTTTACAAGTTGTTCAGGGTGTGCCTACTGATGACACCGACGATGCTTCTGCCGTAAAAGTAGCAGATTGGATTAGCACTAATCTTGATAAACATGTTCACCCGTTTGATATACTTAGTAGCAGCGCTGTAGGTGTAAATCGTGTTATTGACTCTATTGGATTACGTTCATATGAATGGACTCCTGAAATTGCCACCGCAATTTGGCAAGCTGTAGCAAAGGCACAGGCCACCTTTATAAGTGCATTTGATGCGTATAAGGCTGAGGTCGCCGCCGCTGCAAAGGATAAAGCACCTTTTTCACCGGCCCCAGGTATTCCTGAAGATTCTCCACTTTATACAAAGGTTGCTACGGTCAAAGTTATTGGGGAGGCCCTTGCTGCCTTTGAAAAGCTGGACCCTGTAAAAGGCAAATGGGATTTAGGCCAGGCGCAGTATATTTTACAAAATGCCGAAGGCACACTGGCCCGTGTATTATATATGGCTACCAGCGACGGACACCCAGAACTGAATAACGCTATAGCCTTGTATATGAGCGAAATTAACCGAACAAACAAGTATTTGAAGGCGTTCCATGCTACGCTAAGTCAATACAAGGCAGAGCCCGTTATTAATACGTGCAGACACGTGCGTGATAAGGACCAGCTACGTTCAGTTATGGTTCGCGACCAGTCTAAGTTTGAGGTATTACTACAAAAATTCTTGAAGAAATATCAGGGTGAAACCAACGGAAACTGGATTGAATGTAATATTTGTAATACACACTTGATATGTATTCACGAAGTCATGCAGTTTTATGAACGTACCCACCCAGGGAAAGCGCAGGCCCTACACAAAGAGATATTGTTAGATTTTGGCGGAGCAGCCTTCAATGGAAAATACGTATGCAGGCAATGCGGTATACCTATTGCCGAATTTGAATACGATACACACTTGGAATATGATGATAACGGCAGACCGCTTGTAGGACGCGCTATATTAGAGGAAGATAAGGCAAATGCCGACGATGAGTTGGATGCCATTCTTGATATTTCGCTAAACAAGAAAAACATCACCTTTGAAGACCCGACCCAGGCGGAACTATATGATATTGCCCGCGTTATTGTTCAGAATGCAGGCTTCACCTTTGACGAGGCTGAATACCGTAAGATTGTTGATTTTACATACAATTATTTGACTACAACTATTCCACCCAAGGACATATACGAGGCCATGCGTGCCAAAATGAAAAAGAAGCCTATGGCACCATTTGAGGGTTTTAGAGCCTCTACGGCCATATGTATTACGGCAGCTTATATAATTACTGAAATCCACGTGTTAGAGCCTATGCCTGATGTATTATTTCCATTTGCTGGATGCGTATTTCAGCGTGGCGGCTTTCCAATAGAAGCTGTTGAACAAGGGTTAGGTGGTGCTTTTGAATATTTCGTATGCGTATTGGCAAATCTGAATCGCACTACTGAACCCTGGGCCATTACATCTTGGGCCTTTGAATCAAGTCCTGAAACACGCAAAAGCAAGGTTCGCGACACAATGATGAAAATTTTTGCCGATTCAACAATGAGCGTAGAGTTGCGTAAAGCCCAACATCACTATGTGGAGTTAAAGCGCGACCGCAGCGGAAACGCTTCTGCAGGTGATAAAATTCCAGCTGGATTCAGACCTACACCCAATTCTAATCCACCAATATTGGATGATATACCACCCTCATTTCCTGATAGAATTGTTACTGCTGCTGCTCAGGCACCATTAGCTGAAGTCGGTGTGCTTATTGAATCACGTGCACGGCAATTGGCTATTGAAGGGGTCCTTACAGCGCACATGAATGCTTCTGAATCTGGTATTATTACTGAAACTTCCCCCTTTTCTGATAGCACATGTTGCTTCATTCCTATACAAGCCGCCCGCGTAACTGGCATGTCTAAATTTGCAGCTGAAGCAGTTGAGCAAGAGATTAGCGCTCTTGTAAAATCTGAGCACATTATTCGTAATCGCAATCCCGTGCAACAGTCTAACGGCACTCACTTATTTGTGCGCTGGTCCGAGCCTACAGTAATTTTGGCAAAGCCAGTTGAGCCTGACGCCTCTTATTTCAAGCTTTTCATGCGCACATGCTTTCGCGGGCCAAGAGAAGGTGAAATTCACGAATTTGGTCGACGCGCAAACAGCTATCAATGCAGATACTGTAAGTTTGAGTGCAAGCGCGACCCTATGGTTATTATGTCTGACCTAAATGATGAGGAAACATTTAATAAAACAAGTAAGGGCAAGCAAAGCATGGTTATACGTGATGAGGCTCAAAAAGCGCTGGAGGACAGCGGTGCAACAGTTATTGGAGATTCGTTTGATACACTATTAATGGAAGTTCATAATAAACGTCCAGTAGACCCCTATGTTGAGCCAGCAGCAATAGAAAGTTCTCATATTTTTGCTGAGCTATCGGCCTTAATTAAAGTTGGTTGCCCCTTAACCGAAGCACGGTTAAGCGACTGGGCCTTAGTTGAGGAAACTATGAAAGCAAATTATGAACGGACTGGGCCACCGTCCGATGAGCAGCGCGTCATTGCGTGGAGCGGCTTTGCTCTAAGATACGAGTCATTGAGTGAGTCCATGCTTGATTTATTAGATGGGCGCCAAGGTCGTGCCCCTGTTCGTGGTGTAGAACGCAAGGTAAAACTAATTATAGACGCGATAGAGCGTTTAACCAGCGAACCATTACACCAAGGCCCCGCAGAAATAATGAAACATTGGATTGTTGGCCTTGAACGCCTTTCCAAAGGCTATAATGAGATGGTGTTTGGCTCAGGCACGTGGTTTGGACAGACAGTGGGAACCAAAAAATCGTTCAAGAAAAGTATGTTTGATGGAACAAAGTGGTTTGGTAAGAAAATTAGTAGCAAACATACTGCTAAATTCGAAACTATGATTCAAGGTATGTTGGGCGCAACAGCCGACACCAACAAACTTCTGGCTAAAAAACCTGGCTCAAGTGAAATGCTACAAAATATTGCTGCATGGCTTGGCCGCATTGTTAATTTTTGGTCCACAAACATTGTTTCTATGCCAGTTTGGGGCCTAAGCCAAGAGGAGCTCTGCTTAATGCTGCGATGGTTAGTTTTGAGTTCAATGGAATCACTGCTACTTATTGAATCACCATTATATCTAAAAATAGCCAGTGAAGGAGAGAAAATAAGCATCCAGCAAATTCTTCTGACCTGGACACGGGTTGCCTTTATTGATGCTTTAAAACAGTATGAGCAGTTTGGGTTGTCCAACGATGAAATACGATTGGCTATAGAAGATGCCCGTGAAAAGGAGAAAAATTCAGTTATTAAGGAGATTGATGACGAAAAAGACCCCGACCTGCGTGCGATTGCCCTAATACAAAAAGGCCTCAAAATGGGACGCTGGGCTATAGGCAATAAGAAGAATATGACAACATACAATGCCGAGTTCTACGATTTCCTACAAGAACAGCGGGACCGCATTGGGCAGGTTGAGCGCCCTGCAGGGGCTGGACGCGAAGACCCACTGGGCTTTGATTTTGCTGCTGCTGACCCCGCGGAACGTTGGCAAGATGGGCATTTCACAGCTGAAGCGGAGGATGAAGGTGGTGCCGAATAATTTTCGTTTTGATTTTTACTTTTATATAATAATAACTTTGCTATTATTATATAATGGCTACGGTCGACATAGAATCGGAATTTACTTGGGAGCCAGAGTATGATTTGGCTGCCGCTGAACAGACTATTTGTGGTGGCAATGTAGCAGCTCTTGAGAAAAACCAGAAACTGCGGTGTCAGGCCGATATCAATGGCAAGGAGCTTCTACAAACGTGGTATAAGGCCCGACAAGCCGATATTGCCACTGTAATGGACCTATTCGATAGTGAAGGAGTATATAAAAGGCCCATTCATGCAACAACCTTTAGCGATTTATACAAATGGACAATGGCACCTGTAATTCATAAGTTAGAAACATATAAGCCAGACGAACGCATTTGTGTAACCTTTGGTATAGATTTACGCGATGAAAGCATGCGTGCCGATTTACTGGCTTCTTTTAATGCTGGTCAGGCGTCAGGGCGCAACGAAGACCGCGTTTTAGAAAATAAGATATGGGCAGCTCTTAAGGGTTTGGAAAGTCGTCCCTTTGACAGAGAAGTATTTACGTCTATTTTAAAGGACACCCGTGCTTCATTGGAACCATTGATTGATGTCGACGCTATTTGCGGACCCAGTGGCGGACCACCACGTATGTTAGTTGAAGCCGGTGGTGTCAAGCCTTTAGATGCAAGACACACACATTCTATTGACGACGATAAGGTGTCAGTGACCTTCTATTACAATCCCGATGCTGAATATGTACCTGGTGGTGCCGAAAAGGGTGTTCATTTTATTGAAGCCACTGGTCCATGGCATAAGGTCTCTTGGTTGGAAACATCATTAATGCAGTGTGTCTATGAAGCTAAATTACGTTTTGATTTAGAGACAAAAACTCATAAGACCTATGACCAATGGCTTCACGGAGCGCTGTTGCGTTGTGCCAAAAGTGTTGCATTTACTCGTCTTGTGCAAGCATCTGCTCCATCACCCGCTGCTGTAATTAAGCCGGCGCTTTTTACCGGTCGTCGCACCGGCGGTCTATTATTTTTACTTCTGCAGAATCTTTTTTTTGCTGACCATTTTACGCAAATAGGACCAACATACAATCCACATGCAGAAGAACCTAAGACCGTGGAAATCGCTACTCGAACGCCGTGTTTGGGCACCAGCTCATGTGATAGCTGGTATATTTTAACACGCATGCTAAACTTGCCTTGCTTAAATCCTGCTGGAACTCACGCCCACGAACTATCAATGGTTACATCTACATTATTTCCTCAGTTGGACCAAAATGAGCTTCGGCTGCCTATTACTCAGATTGTAGGACACTATTTGTATTCGGAATTGGTGCAGAAAAAGACCGGTGGTCCAATGCCAATGCTACCTGACACATTAGGTACACGCGCTTTCATGAAAGCGGCAAAGTATATAACGTTGCCCGATGGCGCGCCATTTTTGTCTATTATTAATTCAGCCAGACAAGATTCTGGAGAATTACCAGCTTTCAAAGCTAATATGGCGGAATTTGGTTACATGGGAGGTATGATGGCTTCTGAAATTGATACAACCGGAACATTAGTTGAAGCGGCAGAGCTGGGATATTCCAGCTTCGGTGCAGGTGGGTTCTTCGGCGACAGTGAAAAAGTGTGGGGTCGCAAGGATGCTTCCAGCAATAGCATGGCGGTAAAAGCTGTGCGTGTAGTGTATAAGGGCGCAGCGCCTGCTGGTATACCATATATACAAGCTCATCCCGAAGGTGTTGTTGGTTATCCTATTAAAATTGGCGACCCAAAAAATGCTGCATCTCCCGTTTTAGGCGCTAAACTTTCATTGGATAAAAATCTACCATCGGCCGTGCTTGGACCTATTGTTGAATACGCGAAAACAATGTATCCCGCTCATGATTTAGCTCATGGTGCAGTTGCTGGGGCAAAGCCCCTATCTGAATTATTTATGCTTGAAAAATCTACAGGAGCTCTTGTTGGTGGCCGTCGCAAAACACGGAAAAGCAGAGGCAAACGCTCTACACGCAAATCTGGTGGTTTCAGAAACAAACGCGCTACACACGTTCGTCGTTAAATAGTATGTTTTCTCGCATTTATATGATATAATTATATAACAAATATTACATAATTATATTATTACGGTTCAACGAACAAAGTTATTGTGGGCAACATAGTTTAGCAACCAGTGTTAGGGGAGTAATGTCTGTTCCAATTTTAGCGCTGGCATTTGCTATTTACATTGTTGGTATAGCAATTGTATTATATATTCGACCAAAAATTATGTTTAGACCAGGCGGCTCATGGAAAGAATTTGGAGTAGGGCGTGGTGAAAACCATACTGTTATACCTTTTTGGCTATTTGCTATTTTTTGGGCTTTTATCTCATATGGACTGGGTCTTGTTGTTATGAGTCATTTTGCCACGTTGGCAATGAGCGCTTTCCCGGAACCACCGCAAGCACCTAATGGACCGTCCATACAAATTCCAGTCCAACAGCAGGCCCCCATACAAATGAATTTGCCTCAACAGGCCCCTATACAAATGTCTTTGCCTCAACAAGCACCAAATCAACTACCTACGCCACAACAGGCTGTTCAATATATGCAGCAGCAAGCTCCCAGCTTTATAAGACCCGTCAGTTCAGCTATTGGTATTAATAATGGTGTGCCTGGCTATTATGTGCTTCAAAATACCGGCCCTACCAATTTACCACAATATGTATACTATGGCACTGAGCCACCTTCCATGCCACGTCATTGATATGTTAAAGTTTCATTACTACATTAATAACTGTCTAATAGCCTGTTATTAAGGTTTATAAGAGCTACATGCTATTACTTACCACATACCGCTGCCATATAACCACCAGTAGCAAAACCATATAATCCGCCCCAGAAAAGATAGTATGCATAGCCCACTGCTTCAGCAATACGTGGATCAATCGACGGTGAAAATAGCTTCACAACAATGTTTCTGAGTCCCGGTACATATGTTGCCAAGACCAACGATATGAGAACGATTAATGTAGTGACTCCGGCATTACCTGCTAACTGCTTCATATTTTTGACGCCCCCACAACTATGTGCCTGCACACCTGCAAAAGCGCCTAGCGAAGCGCCATATGATACAATAATAGTAATCATAAAAAAGGCAACTGTCAAATAAGGTGAGCCTAAATCTTCTATACCAAATTGTGTCGATATGCCCATAAAGACTGCAAAAGGTATCATAGCCAAAACAAGTCCGCCCAGGGCCATAATTAGGTAAATTAGCGATTGATCCATCCGCTCCTTTCCTCTCTCTATGAAAAGAATAGGAAGGGATGGTGCGCGCTGTAGACCCAAAAAAGGTGAAAACTTTGAGCGATGTAGCTTCTGCTTTTAAGCGGAACATACCAAACGTATCACTAAATCTTGATACAGGCGGATTTGATGTAACTGACGCCGCTAACAAAGTTGTTAAAACGATTAACGTAAGTAAGGGATATGATGCAGCATATGTGATTACATATTCAACTAAATCAGAAGATGTTGCATCGTCGGGGCTCTGGTTACAGGGGCAACGCAAAGCGGCTGCAGCTGATGCCGAGAAACATGAAACATTGTTTGCTGATTTACAAGATGATATGCTAAGAGCTGTAGAAACATGGAAAAGCACACCGCCGGGTGCTGCTCGTAATGCCCAGGCACTGGAAATAGGACGTTTACAGCGTAATTTGGCAACAGAAGAACGTCAATTACGTGAGGCACAATACCACTTTCGTGATGCGCGCCCTACAGCCATTCTTCGTCGCACATATGTCCCCTTGTCATTTGATGACCGGGTTGCTCCATTTCCAGTTTATACATTGAAACAGCAACTAAATTTGGCCAAAGATAGAGTTGTGCCAATAGAGTAGTAGAGAATTATAGTTAATTTTATGAAAAGACATTACACTTAGTCTAAATGTAGTGTCTTGCTAATGTTTAACCACTTTTATACAAGTGGAAACGCACGAATACGTGCCTCGTTCTTGTTACAGTCAACCTCCTTTGTTTCATATACAAAACAGGTCCCGTTTCTGTCTCTATATATGAGTTTACCGGCGTTCTCAAGGTTCGGATACTTCATAATAACAAGCGGACTGGGCTTCAGAATATAAACAATAAATATTCCGAAAGCGAAGGACAATAACATCGGAAAGAATTGAATTACCTGAAGTAATTTCATATCCGCACCCTACATCTATACAGTATTTTTGTGGAGGGCGGCGATATTTATATTAGTAAAAAAGAGAGATGGACTTCAACTCTTGGATAGCAAACAAAAACGTAGGAGTCCTTGTAAGTTGTGTAATAGGATTTGGAATAGCCGCCCTATTTCGCCCAATGTGCAAGGGCCCGGATTGTGTAGTTTTGCGTGGACCTCCTGTATCGCAAATGCGCAACTCTGTATATCAAATAGGGTCCAAATGCCACGAATTTTCGACTAAAGCAGTCGAGTGCCCCAAAGATGGATCACCTGTTATTGAAACTTTCAGTTTTGCAGCGACCAATTAATGCGGTGTGTAAGGCACAGATTTATCCTTACACTTTCTAAATGCCCTCATCTACGCCCTTGGACAAGATTGAGAGCAACGAAATACCCGACAGTCAGGCATCGGATGAGGAGCGTGTCCAGCGCATTATTCAGGAGATGAATTCTGGTGGCGCCGATGAACAACAGCAGGAACCTCCCGGCCGCCAAGAAATGGCTATGCAGCAGGATGCAGAGCGGGAACGCCAGTATCAGCAACAGCAGCCACCACCCGGAATGATGATGCAGCAGCGTCAGCCTATGGGACCCGATAGCATGATGGGCGGTCCCCCCGTATATTATCCACCCCAGGGAGCCCCGGCACAGCGTGAGCAACGTGAACAACGTGAGCAGTACAACGAGCCTCCTGAGGCTCCATCTGCTCCTGAGCCACCACCTAAGAAAAACATATGGGCACACATCACTGACGCACTGAAGCTACCATTTGTAGTAGCGTTTGTCTTCTTCCTACTATCATTGCCAGTAGTTGACGTATATTTGGCTAAATACGCACAGTGGGCATTTTCAAGCGGGGGCCACCTTTCATATGGCGGTCTTGCCTTGAAGGCGGCATCTGCTGGCCTAATTATGGGGGTATATGATACACTTGATAAATTTGTATCCCGATTGTTTTAAAAGTTAAATATAGGAAGACCCGATGAAGATAAATCCCGGTCAATTGGTTATGTACATCTCAATTGTGTTTGCTATATTTGCAATCGTATTTGCTGGTATGTTCAGCCGCCTGGATGCATTAGTCCTTGCTATGGGTGTAGGTTTGACTGGCTATGGTGCCGGATTAGAGGCGCCAATGGCTTTACTGTTGGCATCTATGGGCGCATTTTTGGGCGCTTACTTACCCTTTGGTCTTTCATCCAAGGCTGAAATAGCTGGTTTTAGTGAAGGGTTTGAGAACGAGGAGTTTGAAGATAACAATAATGAGGGTTTCGCGTGCAAGAGTCGTCGTGGTGTAGAAGGCTTTAAGAGCGGGGGCACGCGCAGCGACGATGATGAAAACTTCGAAAACGAAGGCTTCAAGAACTGTGGCAAACGTGGCGATAACGATGAAAACTTTGAGGAAGAGGGCTTCAAGAGTGGGGGCAAGCGCGGCGCTGAAGATGAGGGTTTCGAGAGTGAAGACGAGGGTTTTGAGAGCGAGAATGAAGGGTTTGAGGGTGAGGGAGAAAGCGAAGGTTTTGAAGGCGACAATGAAAACAACACCAACTCTGATGAAAATGAGGGATTTGCAAACCCTGATGGGAAAAAAAAAACTAGAAAAAAGATTAGACCTCCCCCAGATAACGCAAACTACAAAGGCATGCTCGAGTTAGGTAAGAAGTATAAGATACCCAGTGAAAAAGACGACCCCGATTTTCATTTGGATGCTGGTACAACCTTCATGAATGCCTATAAATCATTAAAGCCTGACCAGATATCGGCAATGACAAAAGATACACAGGAACTCATTAACACACAAAAACAGTTGATGAGCACATTAAATACGCTGAAGCCCTTGATGAGCGATGGCAAACAAATCATGGATACTTTCCAGAACTATTTCGGAGCCGGTGGCCTTGGTGGTATGGAGCAGTTGGGTGCAATGGCTGATAAGTTTGCCCCTAAGTAAACACACGCAACAGTATTGCGCATTAATTATTTATATTGTATGTAATACAATATAAACACTTGTTTTTTATAGTATAATATCAGAGATAGTATGGAAGGTCTTGGATTTGCCATAGGCACCCTAGCCCTGTTATTAATATTATGTGGTGTTCTTGTGGCCTTACAAAAGAAGCGCACATATTATATCCCCGAAGGATTTGTCAATGAAAATGACCCGTATCCTGTTAGCGACTTGAATGATATCAAAAATCCTATTACAAAAGTATTGAAAAAAATTGGTGATTTATCCGTCTATTTTGCTAATCCAACTATATGGGTTGATGTTATTAAGCACTCAAACATGTCTTTGACTGACTTGGCACGTGCTCAAATAGAAAAAGATAGGGTAGCGGCTGCGAAATAAAGCCCACGCAAAATAGTGGGATGCGTCGTTCTATGAAACGTATGCTTGGAGGGGCTGCAGCACTATGTCCACCAGGGTTTTTCTGTATGGACACAGGTTTTGTTGTATTGGTTGCTGTTGTGTTATTATGCCTGATTGTCGGTGTGTATATTTTCACTAAACAAGGCAATGAAAAACAAGACGTAAAAGTTATTATTGAGCGCGTTGATGTGCCCAAAACTGAGGGCTATGACACAAATGCGGCAGCACCTGGACCAAAATATCAGCCACCATCATCAGCAAGCCAAGGATATCTTCAGGGGCAACAAGGCCTCCAATATGCTCCGCCGCGTGTATCACAGTATCCGGCACCACCCGAGCGCAATTATAACAGCCCTGTTGACATGGCGGGATTTCAACCTCCACCCGGCGTTCCGTATGTTCCTATTCAGGTGCCCACACAGGGTTTGCCTCTTGAATTCCAACAAATGGGCGTGTTGACTACACAGGGTGGTTCTTCTATGTCAGCTTCACCTAATCGCACACTGCTGCCTTTATATGGACGCAAGGTAGCCACGTCACGCGAAAGATACAATTATTATACTCGCACCGATGGATTAAACCCCGTGCAAGTTCCAGTAACTTTCAAAAATAGAAGTTGCGAAGATGATAATGGATGCGATGAAATTACCTCAGGAGATACTGTCGGTGTTCCTTTACTTGGCCAAACATATGTTGCTACGACATATAGATATAATATCCCACGCTATATACCATTAGTTTAATAAATTTTTGGTTTTAAATTCTTGTTTCGTCTTTATCTTATGTAAATAAAGACCAAACCAGTAAGGGAAGATGCCTGGCGCTCTAAGAGATCCGTCCACGGGCTTAGATTGTACCGAAACACCATTGCGACCTCCGAAAACAATGAGCATTGCTGACGTAGCTACGTGTTCGTCATGTTCGCTTATATTTGCCGCTCCTGTATCTGGCCCAAAAGGGTTATCCACCCGGCCGGCAAAGGATGGATTAAGCGTCGATGAATCGCCACTGGCACAAATTACATTTAATAACTCAACATATTCGCTATACGAAACTATATTATGGTTAAAAGGGGCGCATCGCAATTTCAAAAGGGATGAAAATTACGATTTAGAAATGAATTTATATTTCCGCGATATTTATGATTCAACCAAACAAATTGCCGTTGCTATTCCTATAACAATAAATGATTCACAAGGCAAGCCCTATTTTACTGAAATGGCTGCTCAACAATCTGGACGTGTAAATACATTGGAAACAATTATTGTGAAAAACGCCGTTGTTTTAACATACAAGGGTATTGATTTGCGTGAGCGCACAAAAACTACGCCAAAATCGGCACCACAGTGCAACAGCCTTACATCTAATTTAACATGGTTTGTATTACCTACCACATATATTTCTATTGGAGACGCGAATCGTTTACGTGCTTTGGGGGGCAAAGACGATATATCTCCTCCTGCACCCGACCACGAAATAAGTTTGGAGCGGGCGCGAAGCATAAGTATGGCAGTTGCAAAAATAGAACTTAAATCGGATATTACTGCCGCTACTACAGCAGCAGCGGCTGCCTCGGCACCCGGTATATATTTAACACGTGCACTACAGTGTCAGCGTATAGACCCCACAAAAGATGTACGCAATGATGCAGTATATCTAAAAAATCCTGTACAAAATAACACTTTAGCAGACGAATTGGCTCGTGCAGCTGCACTGGATGTGCCGCTTGATGCAGGGGCTGGCAGCGGTGGTATGAGACCGCGTGATATTGAAACAATATTATCTGTTGTTGTAGGAATTGCTGTTGGGCTTATTATTTTTGCTATAGTTGCGTATGTTGTATTACAATCTGTATACAAGGGTTATTTACCGGCAGTCAATAAAGAACTAGTTGAAGTGCCTGTTATTACATCCGCAAAAGAAGCAGCATGCGCGGCTTTTGTTGAGGCTCAAAAAGGATAATCGTAATCTTATAGAGAGCAATGGGTTCATCTGACAAACTCAAAGAAGTAAACACCGTGTATTGGCGTGGCTTATTTGTTCCGATTGTAATAAGTCTTCTAGTTCTGGCCACAATAGTTGTATTTATAACGACAAACGTTGGTGAGCCACACAGCCTTATTAAAAGAATACAATTTGGAGCGCCAAAGACAAATGTAAGTTATGGATAGGAATGAACCCGGTATATATAATCGGTATTTGTATTTGCGTAGTGCTTTTTACTGTTGTAATTGCCACATTTGTGTCTCTTTCGCAGAAGGATTCGGCCAATAACACTAAACTTTTGACTATTATTATTGCTTTTGCTTCGGCAGCTTCTGTTTTTGCATACGGCCTGGCACTTTACTATTTTTCACGCAACCCTGAATATCTGATACACTTTTTATTAGCAGTTGTGATGTTGGTGCTGCTTCCCGGCACACTTATCGGAATCTCTGTAACAACTGTTTCAATGAGTAATATGCGTGATGTTATAGCAAATACATAGATGTAATTTTATATTATTTATTCCAACATATAATTATTTTGGAACAACTAATTTCATATTCGGCACTTACCATGTACGTGCTACTACTGCTTCGTTCGATAGATTATATTACAAAAGTTCCTATTAGTTTCCATTCCATACCAAATCCTGTTTGGTCTACCCATAAGCCAGATGTGCGTGCTAAAATTTTGAACTTGCGATTGGCCAAACCCGGCTCATTTGATGCAAACCACGATTTGCGTTGCGTGTCGTAACATGAAAAAATTCCAGAATCAGGAATTTGGATTCGCCATTCAAGATGACCAGACGGAAGAGTTGTTAGCGCTGTTTTGTATATCATTGATTTTGAATTATTAGCAGGCCACCACAGCGATTTATTTTGTGTAGCGTGTGCCATGTTTCGCAATTCAAACTCTTTTAATTTTTTGCCAAATTCACAATCTTTATCAATATTTACAACCAGAAATGTACCAAGATTTGTAGCCTCTATTTTTTCGGATATTGTCAAAGGCAACGACAGTATGTGAAATGCTTGACAGCGCACAGAACGGTCGGCATAATATATAGGAACAAATAAGCCATTGTCTATACGTGTATTAGTTTGTGATAATCCATATTGAATATTTTCAACAATCCAATTTTCCCAAGGGATGCAAAATTCCATTTAGGGCCCTAATCTTATCAGGGCGTAAAGGTTTAACCCCTTTCTTAAAACAGGTTATAAGAAAATGGAAAAATTAGCATTTCCGTGGTTATTTATTGGACCACCAGGAACAGGCAAAACCACTGCAGCACGCCAAATGCTGGCGGACGGCTTCGGTGTGCCCCTGGTTGATGTGTATCCCAAAGACATACGTATATTCAAAGTCGGCGATGATTATGAATGCAGAGTTTATTGCAGCCCCTATCATTTTGAAATAGATATTCCTGACATGTCGATGCAAGACAAACAAATCCTTGTTGAAGTTTTATCAATGTTATTTTCTGCCGGCGATGTATTTTCTGGCATGAAAACCAATCGACGAAAAATTGTGATTCTGCGTCGCGCTCATTGTTTGAGTTTAGCTGCAGCCATTCGGTTGCGCTGGATTCTTGAAACACGCGTGTGTCCAGACGGAGGAACGGGTATGATATGGTTATGCGCGCGTGAAATTACTGGGTCAATCACAATTGTGGAGGATGTGTTTGTACGTATACGTGTGCCTATCCCAACGCGCGATGAATGGACTACAAGGTGGGCTGCTTATCCTGCTATTGCCGAATCATATGAGGCATTTGATGGCAGACATGACCGCGCCGCCGCCCTTGTTAAATGGGGCGGGGCCTGTCTGGAACAACGCTCTTATCCACGTCTAATATCAAATTGCTACGAAGACTTGCTTATAGCAATCGTGCGGGGATGTGTCCGCGCTGCTCAAGCTGATGTAAAAGTTCCCCCACTTGAGCTGGCATTATGGGTGCGCGCACGTGTGTATGATATTTTAGGATTGTGTCAAACTGGTATTGAATTTTTGGATGGATATAGTGCAGCTATTGAAATGATGCTACTAAAATCCTACTGCACGTTTCCTATGTTCAAATGCGTAATTACTGTTATTGCTTCTGCTGAGCCAAACACCTCATATCGCAACCCAATAAGTCTTGAAAAAATACTACTTGATATAACAAATGCATTATGGAACACTACTGCATTGGAATCAAAAGAAACTCTTGCAGAAATAGAATCTAAACTACCAGTAGAGGTTCATGGACCCGATAGTTCAGGAGTTTTGGTCAATGCAGAAGACGGCGTGGAAACAAACGCCATTAGTGGGCCAAATACAGGTAAGAAAACTTCTACAAGAGGAGTTGGAAAAGGTAAAAAGCGAGTCACAGCTGGAACTGGGACAGGCGGTGACGGAACAGAAGAAACGACTAAGCCAAAGCCAAAGCCCAGAGCACCGCGCAAACGAGCTACAGCTGCTACAAAAGCACCAGCAGAAAATATGGGATGATGGACGAATCTCTGAATGGGTCTTACGAGCTGACACGCAATGTCTTTGTTACAAGAGCGCTGAGTATACAGTCTATTTATGGGATTTGATTGATAATAATGGTCAGCGCCGTCTTGCCGATGTAGCATGGTGTTTTCGCATATTGGCATTTTTGGGTGCTCCAGCCGGTTTCGAAGTCACTTGGTGGGCAATACCAGTGGCCCGAATTATTAAACCCGAGCAGTTTCCCACTCGTGCAGAGGTAAATGGTGGGTGGGCCTATAGAGGAGCACCTGCAGTATATATTTTTCGTGAAGAGGAGTGGGACCGTGTATTGATACACGAGTGTGTCCATGCTTTTAATTGGGATGTGCGACCCAGCGGCCATGTAAAGCATTGTTTGGAGGAGGCTCTTGATGGAGGACAATTAACTGATGCTATTTTTGAAGCAGCAACCGAATTGAATGCCGAATGGTTATGGTCAATAATCCACGCTCCCGATAACGACAATAAGGGTGCAACATGGGTCAAACAAATGAAGTGGCAACTTAATCAAGCGCTAATTATATTAGCGCGACACGGACAAAAACCTTGGTCAGAAGACACGTCGGTATTTGCCTATTATGTATTGAAAGCGGCGCTGGCATTTGAAATGGATATATTTTTAACACGATGGTTAGCCCAAGACATTAATGTTGAAGATTGGTGTACTTATTGGAAAAAGTATGAAAAAATATTTTTTCACAAGGCTGCACTGCGCAAAAGCACGATTAATGATACTGTATCGATGCGAATGACTGACCCCACGTTGGATAGTCGCAGTGGGCCCGAATAATGTGATAAAAAGCGTAGCGCATCAAATTATAATACAGTTAATGTAATATAATTTAATGTTTACCTGTGTCACAGGTCGGTGGATAAAAATTGAAGTTGGGTGTCGTTCGAACCTACGTGTTGCACAAGAAAGCAATGATGACCACACAAACTGACAACATGTTTCGCACAATTACTCTGGATGAAGGGGCTGCCACTGTATCAGTGGCCTTCAAGCGCTACGAGTTTCTTCTTAACGACCTAATTCGCGACCGAAACAGCGGGGGGCGCTACAACTACTATTCTAATACAGACTCGACAAGCTATGATGTTGCTATTGCACGCGGGCGTATAGCTGTTGCCGAAGTAACACAGGCGCTGAAAACGGGGGAGCAACTTATTGAGAAGTTTTCTAAGGAGATTGCTAACTCGCGCCTTGAGCCAAATGACCTAAACTACAAGAAGCTGAATCAGGCAGCCATTGTATCACGGCAATCGGCAATTGCCGCTGCAATGGATGAGAATTTCACAAATGAACGGGACCTGGCTACCCTACAAAAATGTCTTGATGACAACATTTGGAGTCAATATGTTGAGCAGACCTATAATAGAACTATGCGGGCTATTCGCAATCGGTTCTATATCAATGGTGATGTAGATTGGGCAAGACGGGCTATTACTTGGATAGTTCACTATACAAATAGGCTACGCGGCGACGAGCCCGAGATGGATTGGCCTGAGGACTACTGTGACAATACTGCCTGGTAAAGGGAAAAACAGTAGGCCAACACTTTTGTGTGGAAAATATCAAAAAATGATATGCTATTGGCATCAGATTTTTTGTTAAACCACCATCAATGGGCATTAGAGGCTTGAACACGTGTATTAGTAAAACAGCACCACACACAATTGTTCCTGTTAGATGGGACAATTGGTGTGATAAGCGTCTCGGTGTAGATATACAGTGTTTCCTGTATCGCGCTTTAGCAAATCATCTTTGCCCCCTTGAAATTATTGCCGCCCAGATTGCGGAATTTAGAAGGCTACAAATTGAGCCTGTATATGTATTTGATGGTAAACCACCCAGCGAAAAAGATTCAGTAGTTAGCAAAAGAAAGATTGACCGCACGGATGCACTGAAACGTTGCGAAGAGTTACGCGATTCACTGAATCGTGAAATTAGTCAAGAAATTCGTGATTCAATTTTACTAAAAATTCGTGAAATTGAATCAGAGTTTCCAAATCTAACATATGAAATTAAGGATGAAATTAAGCAGTTTCTGTATGCGTGCGGTGTAATGTTTGTTGCACCCACGTGCGAGGCTGACAGCATCTTGGCTTACTGGTGTAAGCGCGGTGTATTAGATGGAGTAGTTAGCTTTGACCTTGATTTTATACCACGGGGCTGTAATTTACTTGTGCCAAAACATATTACCGAAGCACCAGGAGCTAACTGGAGCTATTATGAACCCTGTCGCATTATTCGCGGGCTAAGTTTAGACGAATCGCGATTTGTAGATTTATGTGTGCTAATGGGTTCAGATTATACGCCCACACTTTCTATTGTTCCATGGAAACTGGCCCTAGGCTCGTTGCAGCGCAATGAGTCGCTATGTGATATTTGGGCGCGGCATACATTCTGTAATTGGCGGCGGGCTGATTCGAAGGACCGACTGGAAGCGGAACTAGAAATGTTTTATAAGGCCAAAATTATTCTCAAAGGCTTTGGTGATACACCGGAATCGTTGATGGAAAGTATACAGTGGTCCAAGTGGGATGCCGGTATTCAGGCGCCTGAATCGGCTACCCTTGATGGATTTAAAAAGGCGCACCCTGAATGGGACACTCAATGGTGGAATCTATTTCTGCATCGAGTTTGATTGCGCTTGGCCCTGCGCCTACGTGTATAAGCACCTCCCCGCTTTTGAGAGCCAAATCCCATTCTGCTGTTTGGTTGAGGTGCTCTTGAATGAGCAGGCACATTGACAAGCATGGTTGATAAGGCTCTGCCAGCACGTCTGGCTTCATTATTACGGGCAGTTTGAGCAGCAATGAGTCTATTTATTTCAGCCTCATATGTTGCGTTTAGTTCTGCAGATTTTGCCGAATAAATTGCCTCTAATCGTGTTTTTTCTGCCTGTAATACATCTATCGTACGTAATGTTTGAGCGCGTTTAGCGGCAGATAATCTACTACTTGATAAAGCACTTGTTTCACGACTAATACTATCGGTTAATTCATTAATACGCTCATTTTGTATAGCTAATATACGTGCATTTTCACGTAGTATTGGTTCCAAATGTGATTTTACCCAACCTAAGACTTGCCTTTTTCGTATAAGAATTTGAGCAGCGGCAGCGTCTTGTGCCGAAACTACACCGCCCGCTGCACTATTTTCTTCTTCTCCTACAAGTTCATATTCGGTATGAGCATTATTATTATTATTAGTGCTATTATACACAGAAGGAGCAACGCTAACACCTGCAGCTTGTCTTGTAATAGCAGGGGGGACAATTCGTGATGCTGCTCTTGAAAAATATGCATTTCTATCCCACATCACAGTCAACATATCTAACACACCATGACCGGGACTCTTTGCTTTCTCACGTATCAAATCATTCATATTTTTTGCGCAAATAATTCTGCTTCGCCATATAGAATCTATATAAGACCAAGTATAGCCGGCCCCACATATTTCCACTTTTTTTGATATACATGCCCAACGTGGCCCCAAGTCGGTATCGTTAATTTTTATTAATATTCCTATACATCTGTCAGACTCGTAAGTTGCCGGTGTATTTTCTCCAATTGTATAGCCTAAATCTGTTATAATTTGTCGAACTATTCTATCAGGAATTAGACTCCTTGCCATATCACATGACGCCCGTTGCGCAGCTGGTAATCTGGAACAATACTGTGCTAAATTTATAGGTCGCTGGTCTGCTGGTGCAGCATGTTCTGTGGGATTAAACGTAAAAAGGCGTTCCTGAAAAAGATGATTTAACGTGTGAGTCAGGGCCAATGACTTTTTTTGATTTTGCTTTACATCAGCAGCTACTGCAAGCCAGTTTTTCGCTCGTATATAATTACTGCGAATTAGAGGCACATTTTGCCATTCGAGACTGCTGGCAGCCATCACTCTATGTTAATTGGCCAAAAAAAATGGACCAGGTGGGGTTTGAACCCACGACTCTCTGCTCATAAGACAAATGCTCTACCAACTGAGCTACAGGTCCTCATATTGAACTATAGAATAATTCAATAAGAGGGTATGCGGTCCCTGTGGGTATCGATCCCACTACTTTCCGGTTAACAGCCAGATGCTCTACCAAGTGAGCTAAGGGACCGATATGATACATTGAAAATATATCTATCTGTTCCTATTTTCTTTTATTTTTCGTTTTTGGTGTTATTTTCTTTTGTTT